CGAGAAAGCGCAGGAGGAAGCCGACCACATCGAAGCCACCACCGGCCGCAAGCCTGGCAAGAAAGAAGTCAAAGCCCTGCGCGAAGACGCGCTGCTGGCCTTGTTGCCCCTGGCCTTTCCGCGCCGCACCACCGCATGGGTGTGGATCGACCCGGTCAACGGACTGATGATGACCGACACCAGCACCCAGGGCAAGGCCGATGAACTGGTGACCCTGCTGGTCCAATCCTTCAGCGATTTGAGCCTCGGCCTGCTGCAGACCAAGATGACCCCGCAGACAATGATGACCCGTTGGCTCTCAGCCGAATCGCCGGACGAATGGCCACAAGGCTTCAACGTCGAGCGCGAGTGCGAGCTCAAGTCGGGCGATGAAGAGAAGTCGGTGATCAAGTTCAACCGCCACAACCTGGCCATCGACGCGGTGCGCGGGCACATCACCGAAGGCAAGCTGCCGACAAAGCTGGCGCTGAGCTGGGAAGGCCGTGTCGGCTTCGTGCTCACCGAGGGCATGCAGCTGAAGAAGATCGACTTCCTCGAGGGCGTGTTCGATGACCGCGCCGACAGCGATGAAAGTGGTTTCGACGCCGATGTGGCGCTCAGCACCGGCGAGCTGCAAAAGCTTATCCCCGAGCTGATCGCTGCGCTGGGCGGCGAGGTGTCGTTCTCGGCAACCCAGGAGTAAAGCCATGCCCAGCAGCACCAGCATCGAGAACTACCACGAGCACCGGCGCTCCGGAAAGCTCAGTGCACAGGAGCAGGAGATTATCGATTTCCTCAAAAGATACCCGGACAGGAATTGGACTCGTTCGGAGATCTCCGAGGAGATCGGTATGCGCCTCTCCAGCGTCTGCGGCCGCGTCAACAAGCTGGTGAAGGAGCGGTACATCAGAGCACGCCCCGTGCGCAACTGCTCCATCACAGGCCAGCCCGTTACCACCGTGCGGATCCCCCGCGCGGAACATTGATTCATCAACCCAGAAAAATAGGAAACCAAAATGGCTTCAGTCAACAAAGTTCACATCCTCGGCAATTGCGGCCGAGACCCCGAGGTTCGCTACTTGGCATCCGGCGAAGCTGTGGCCAACATCAGCATCGCCACCAGCAACCGCCGCAAAGACAAAACCACCGGTGAAATGATCGAAGACACCCAGTGGCACCGCGTCACCTTCTTCGGGCGCCTGGCCGAGATCGCTGGCGAGTACGTGAAAAAGGGTGACCCGATCTACATCGAGGGCCGCATCAAGTACGGCACCTACGTCGACAAAACCACCGGTGTCGAGAAGGCAACCTGCGACATCATGGCCTCTGAGATGCAACTGCTCGGCAGCCGCAACTCCGGCGGCGGTGGGCAGCAAGGTGATGACCAGGGCGGCCAGCAGAACCAGCAGCGCCAGCAGCCGCAGCAGTCGAAGCAGAACCAGCAGCGCCAGCAGCCGCAGCAGCCGCAGCAGCAGAATGGCTACGCGGCAGCGCGCGGCCGCCCACAGCCGCAGCAGAACCAGCAGCCGGCCCAGCAGCAACAGCGCCCGTCCTCCGGCTTTGACGACACAGACGACGACATCCCGTTCTAAATCCCTTGGCCGGGCAGCAACGCCCGGTCACCCACCCATCACCCACCCAAAATCATGAACCAAGACCAACAAGCCACCCAAGACGAAGCGCCAGTCGAAACCCTCGGCATCGACCTCCTGCCCGTCACCTCGAGCAACATCGAGTGGACGGTCGGATACGACGCCGATTCGCAGCGCCTTGGCGTCAAATTCAAGTCCAGCAAAAAGGCCTATGCCTACACCGGCGTCCCTGCCGAAGTCTATGAAGCGATGATCGCCGCCGACTCCATTGGCAAATTCATCGGCGCCAACCTTGTTGGCAAGTTCAATCACAAAACCTTCGAGATCTAATCATGGCCAGCAAAACCCGCCTTTACAAAGTCACCTCCGCCAACGGCTTGCGCCTGGTCGAGACCACCAGCCCAGCCCGCGCAATCGCTTACGTGGCGCGCGCCGAGATCAGCGCCATGATCCCAGCGCAGCACGAGATCTACGCCATGGCCAAGTCCGGCCTAGAGATCGAGATCCCCATGGAGGGCCTCTTGAGCGATGAGACCCGCACCTCGGTATCGCAGGGGCAGCTGAGTGTCTGATGAAGTGGCCGACAAGGCCGCTGCGCTGGCCGCCCTGAAGGGCCAGCTGGCACGCGTCCCGAACAGCGTTCGGGATGGCAGCCATCAACATGCAGTGGCTTTTAAGAAATTCCACGCATCGGCATCCAAGACCATTGCCGGTGGCCGGGCATCACTCCTTGTGCTGAATGTCCTTGCCGGCCGGGCGAAATCCTTCTACGGCCCATGAACCAAGACCAGATCAAGGTCACCGCCAGTGGCGCGGCTGCTGTGGACCAGCAGTACCACTGGCGGGAGATCGACGACAAGACCCCGCGTGGCGCCAAGATCCAACTGATCAGCAAGCGCTACGGCGTTGCCCAGTACGGAACGATCGGAACCAACGTCAATTTTTTCACCCATTGGGCACCATTGCCCAAATTCAAGGAGTTACCATAATGGTAAAAAGCACCAAGGCCCAGGCCGTCAAATCAGCAGCCGTGCGCAAGCAGATGGCCATGCGCATCAAACTGGTCCATCCAGACGCCCAGGCGCCGATCTACTCGACCGAGGGCGCAGGTTTCTTTGACATCCACACACCGACCGCCGGCTTCATGGTCCCTGGCGGCACGATGCTTGTCGACACAGGCATCAAGTTCGAAGTACCCGAGGGCTACACCATGCTGGTCCTGGGCCGCAGCGGGCACGGCTTCAACGCCGACATCCGCCTGTCCAACTGCACCGGCGTGATCGATTCGGACTTCCGTGGCACGCTCAAGGTCAAACTCAAATCAGATGGCTCCACTGGTATGGAGTTTGAGCAGGGCTCCCGCATCGCGCAGGCCGCGCTGATCGAGACGCCCTACGTGCACTTCCTGATCAATGATGATGACCTCTCTGACACCGAGCGCGGTGACGGTGGTCTTGGCAGCACCGGCGCGTGACACTCGGCACCCAGCCGGCGAGCCAGGCCTGCAAAAGGCCTCGCTCATCACCACGGCGCCTGCCCGTGGTTCCCCAGATAGCAGTGGTCGGCGACATCATTGTCCAGCCGTCCGAGGTGGTTCTAATCAAACTGGCGTCCGTCATGACCGGCCTCACCGTCAGGGCAATTGAGGGGAAAATACAACGCGGCGTTCTTGCCGAGGGCGTGCACTATCACAAGCACGACACCAACACATACATCGACATGCCCGCGCTTCAGCGGCTTGTCCGAAAGGGAGTTTGATATGGCAAGAGGTGGAGATGGGGTAGAGCTGCGCGGGACATCGATCCGCATCGGGTTCACGTACGGTGGCGATTTCTGCCGAGAGACGCTGGACCTGACGCCCACCGAGTCAAACCGCCGGTACGCAATCAAGATGGTGGCCGGCATCCGCAAGGAGATCGAGTCCGGCATCTTCGATTATTCCGAGCATTTCCCGAACTCCAAGCGCGCGCCAAAGACGGCCAACAACAAGCTGTTTGGCGACATGTGCACCATGTGGCTGCTCACCAAAGGGCGGCTGGCGACCAAGACCAAGACGCAATACGCCAACGCGGTCGAGGTTTGGAAGACGCTGCTCGGTGCGAGCACGCCCATGGCGCAGCTCACTCACGGCGTGCTGGCAGCCAAGATCGGGTCGCACCCATGGGCATCGGCGAAGCTGCTCAACAACTACCTGATCTGCCTGCGTGGGGTTTTCAAACTAGCGGGCCGCGAGCTGGCCATGGCGTCGAACCCGATGTCAGACATCGAGAACAGCAAGCACCAGTCCAAGGATCCAGACCCGCTGTCGGCGGCTGAGATGCGCCGGATCCTGGGCTTCATGCGTGAGCACTTCGACCCGCGCGTCACCGCTTATTTCACCTTCGCCTTCGCCACCGGCGCGCGGCCAGAGGAGATCATCGCGCTGCGGTTCGATGACCTGGTGAGCAGCAACGAGCTGCACGTCTCGCGCGTTAGGTCGGCCGGTGAGGAGGGTCCGCTCAAGACCTACCAGGCCCGCACCCTGGACCTCACAAAGATGGCGCGCGACGCGATCGATGCGGCCAAGCCCTATGCGGTGGACGGCTACATCTTCAGCAGCCCGACGACCAAGCGCCCCTGGCACGACGAGCGGTCTCAGCGCGATCACTACTGGACGCCGGCGCTGGCCAAGCTGGGCATCCGCAAGCGGCGCGCGTACCAGACCAGGCACACCTACGCCACACTGGCCCTGCTGGGCGGCGCCAACCCGGGCTACGTGGCGCGCCAGATGGGGCACAAGACAACGCAGATGCTGTTCAGGATCTACAGCCGGTGGATCGATGGGGCAGACAGGGGGCGGGAGGCCGCGAAGATCGACATGGCGCAGTCGCCAGATCCTGAATGAGTGGCGCTGTGGCCGGGTGGGATCGGTGTTTGGTCTGTTGCAATTCCAACAAAACCAAATATTTTTACCGCCAGGTGTTTGCTGGTTAATTCCCCTGGAATTCCCCTCGCTGGGGGATTGATTACCAATTCCCCTATGAGGAATTGGTAGGCGCGATTGGACTCGAACCAACGCGTCTAGCAAACAATTCCCCCTGCGCAGAGTGAGAGCGTGTTTACAAACCCACCCTGGGATACCCTGGAATACCCATTAATTACCCAGGGAATTCCCCTGAGGTGGGGGTGTTGGCAGCCATGATGGATGCCAAGTGGCATACAAAAATCCAGGCTTTCGGACATATGATGCGCACATGCTTTTGCTCTGGATCCTCTTCTTCGCTTTCCTCGCCGTCGTGGCGATGGCGCCCAAGTGGGCCACCGAGGTTGGCCTGACCATTGCCTGGGGTTTGACCGCGTTGGCCATCCCGATTTCCATCGTTATTGAATTGCTCAAATAGGAGCACGCCATGATCGCTGGATTGATCGTCGGGGCCATTGTGATGGCCCTTTTGTTTGGCTTGAATTTCCTCGTCTCGAAATCA